CTACCTGGTTTTTATCCTGACTCGCGACTTTCAAGAGTGCAGGATGCTTTCAATAAGGATCTGGAGGAGCGGGGGGTAGAGGGAGCGTGCGTGGAGCCCAGAGAGTGTTTCTCCTCTTCTCTTGACAGGGCGTGGTAGGCTTGCTCGAAGAGATGAGGATGACAGCTCCCGCAGAGCTTCGTCGTCCGTGGACAGGCCATGCTCCTCTTCAATGGTCCATTCGGCCCATGGCTATTCAAGGACAAGACGCCGGAGGAGATGAGGGACGTCGCCCTCAGGTTGAAGTGAGAAAGACGGCCTCGATGGTGGCAGGTCAGGGTACCGGCAACGCTACGCATTGCGTCGTAGCGTTCTGGCCGCGGAGGTTCAAATCCCCGCTGCTGCCTCACCCTTCAACGGGGGTGGCGTGATGGAAAAGCTAGATCAGCGCAAGCCACCGAGGAGGTTCCAAGTCGTGGCGGAGCAGGACGAGAAGTCGGGACGGTGGACCGCGGCTTGCCCCTTCTGCAAGAGCCAGGTCGAGGGAATGACCTTCGTCGGAACCGAAACCAAGATTTTCGAACACCTCAACGCTTCCCACGATAGGCGAGGGCACTGATGGACCGCAGAACCTTCCTTCGTCTCTTCGGAGCGGCCACCGTGGCGGTCGGTGTCACGGCCGCAACTCCGCAGGTTCTCCAGAAGGTCGTGGAGCTGGCGGCGGTCGAGGGGCAAAGGGTCTCGATGGCAGAGATCAACGCGCTCTCGATCAAGCACATCATGCCAGGGGTGGTGGACCAGTTCTTCAAGTCGAGCCCGCTCTTGGAGTACTTGAAGAGGAACACGGTGAGATAGCATGTGGTGCCCGGGTGACCCTCAAACTCTGAACCTTCCACGCGAAGCGTTTTTCCGGTTTCCGACTCGACCGAAGAACGTCCCGTGTCGAGGTCCGCGGTACCTCGTCATCCCGAAACGTCCAGATGGGAGCGCAGGATGAAGCAGCTCAAGAGGCGATCGTTCTTCGGCATGCTCGCTGGGTTCGGGGTGGCGCTGGGGCTCGTGAAGCAGGGAGTCTCCTACGAGGAGATGGAAAGGGCGTACAACGACACCGTCGTCGGAAATAGGGAGAGGTTCGAGCAGGCAGACTTCACCCTCACTTCGTCCCATCCGCTCGATGCCCGCTTCACTGACGAGAAGGGGAGGGTCTTCCAACTCGTCACAAGAGCGCGGGGGGACAGCTTCCACGAGGACCCTCCCGAAGACATCAAGGGGAAGATGGTCTACTGGGAGGACCGAAAGAAGCTGCTCGTGAGCGCCTACGGTGGACCGCACCCCGCGGGTATCGCCGCCGAGCCGATCGCGCCGGGTCAGTGGGGGTTCATCCAGGTTGGGGGTCCGTCTCCCGGCGAGGTCTACTTCCACGGCGTCCCGATCGAGCACGACCTCTACGTCCCGGGTGAGCCGGTTGAAGAGCAGGTAGAACGCGCCTACCACGATGCCTCCGAGACACTCCTGACTATTCTGGCGAAACAGAACTTCCCTGTCCCCGGCGCATAAATGAGCATCCTCGACAAGTTGGACCCGAGAAAGAAGGAGCGTGAGATGAGTCAAGGCGCAGCCAAGCCCGAGAACAGGCCCGATGACCCGGAGCCCAGGGAGACCGAGACGAAGGTGAACGCGAAAGAGGTCTCCGCGCTCTCGGAAGGTCAGATTGTGGCTTTCACGCTCCCGAAGACGTGGCCGACGAACTCCAGGGGGCAGGTCAGGCCAGCGATCGTCGTCTTCTGCTACCGCAACGCCGCGGGACACCCGACCGGGACCGTGAACTTGGTCGTCTTCCTGAACGGTCCCGCTGACACGGGCGACATGGCTGGCCCGAAGACCCGCACCGTCTCCTTCGAGAACGGAGTGAAGCGCGCGGAGAAGGGCGGGGGCGAACCGGGACGGTGGTACGCCCTCCAACCGAGTCCACCCTTTTTCGACGCTGGGTGTCTCTCTGCAAAGGAGCTGGCGACACTTGAAGCCAAGAAGTGAGATTGAACCTCCTCCAAAGCGAGAAGAAGCAATTCCTGGGCGTCTTGTCCGGGATCGCCGAGGAGCTTCGTGGGATTCGAGTCGCCCTGGAGCTTCTCGCCCTGAAAGAGCGTGCAACGCCCATCCCGGACGCGCCTGACGCTTCGGAGTTCGTCGCCCAGACCGACAAGGACTTCGCCGAGTTCGAGGCGATGTCTCGCGGGCGCTCTTTGCCTGACGATGAGGTCTTCGAGGGCGAGGGCGAGGGCGACGAGGCTCCGCAGGCCAAGAAGGAAGAGGCGCCAACGCGCGAGCGCGGTCCTACGGGATCGTTCTTGCCTCGGTTTGGGTGATGAAGATCCTGTGACCACCGACCTCACCAAGCCGCTGCCCTCCCCAGTCAAGGGTGACCCTCCTCCTCCGAGAATCGTTCAAGCGCTCCGGGCGTTCGAGGAGGCCGTCGGGGGGAGGGACGCTCTCGTCGCCGAGCTGGCGCCGGCAGCCTTGACCGCTGAGGAGTCCCTCGTCCTTCAGCTCCTCGCCGACCCGGAGAACGACTCTTGGCCTCTTCACGAGGTCTTGGGTCACGCGAACGTCTCCCTCGCACGCTTTCTGAAGCTCTTCCGCGACGCCCGCGGGGCTCGCGCCTATCTCGACGCCCTCGATCGGGTCTGGTCGGCTCTCCCGGAGGTGGCCGAGGACGTCATGAAGCGCGCGCTCCCTCGAGAGGTCTTTTGCAAGCCCTGCGCGGGGACCGGGTTCCAAGAAATCAAGAAGGGCAAGAAGAAGGATAAGGTCGGCTGCTCCAGGTGCGATGGGGCGGGGAAGGTTCCTGTCGAGCCCACGCTGGACTACCAGAAGCTTGCTCTCACCCTCGGGGGGCTCCCCAAGACGACTCCCATGGTCCATATTGACCAGTCGACGAAGCAGCAGACGACCTTCGTCGGCTCGGACACGATGCGCGACTTCGTAGCGGCCGTCACGCGGATCAAGCGCACACCGCAGGCGGCCATTGACACCGAGGCTACCTTAATAGAAGAAGGGGAGGGTACGGAAAATGGGAAATGAGCTAGCCAAGCGTCTCGCAAACTTGAAGATCGAGGCGGAGAAGAGAGAAGACCCTCTCCTCGTTGCCTTCGCAGAAGAGATGGCGGCGGAACTCGGTCGCCCACAGGTGGAGATTCTGAGCGACACCATCGAAAAGGAAGCGCCCGAGAAGCAGGGCGCGCCCCAGCACCTCCCTCCTATCCCCGAGGAGCAGACCGAGCTGCACATGGGACTTGATCTTACTCCTCGTGATCCTGAGTCCGAGGAGGACTAGATGTCCGCCCGACCCAATGGTGGGCTCCACGGCTGCCTAGAGTAGGCTCTCCCTTGTTCCATCCTGAAGTCTGTGCTGAGAAGCTCCGGAAGCTGGAGGACGCCTTCGAGCCGGGCTTCACTGTCCAGTCGCACTCCATCGACGAGGTGGACGTGATGGTTCATCGACTCGAGGAAGCAGTGGACGGGAAGGGGAACAAGCGGAGAGAGCTGGACGACGAGGAGGCGTGCTTCGTGGTGAACGAGCGTCTCCTGGTCCAGTCCTCCTTCGAGTACTGGGCCACGCGCTACGCGATGATCAACCTCGCGGGCGCTCGTCTGGGGAGGATGTTCCCTTTCCTCGATACCCAGAGCTTCATCTTGAAGGGCCTCGCCGACGCCGAGCTTCAGGTCCGTGACGGGGGTCTTCACGACGGGATCCTCTGCAACCTCTTAAAGGGCGCCCGCCAGGTGGGCGGGAGCACCTTCGCTGAAGCGGTCGCGGCCTACCGCACGACCACCGAGGAGCACCTCTTCGGGCTCATCGCCGCGGACGATCCTAACACCTCGGCCTTCATGTTCGACATCTTTGAGAGAATCGTGGAGAACCTCCCCTGGTGGCTCGCTCCGAAGGTCGTCGAGCACGTGAAGAACGGGGAGATGAAGCTCGACACCGAGTGCCATATCTGGGTGGGATCTGGGAAGTCCACACGTGGAACCGAGGGGAAGAGGGGTCAGCTCGGTCGAGGGAAGACCCTGGGATTCGTCCACCTCTCAGAACTCTCGACGTGGGAAGCCGTCCAGATCGGTCAGATTCGCGGCTCCTTGCTCCCGACGCTCCACCGGCTCCCCACGACCTTCGCGTTCTTCGAGTCCACCGCGAAGGGCCGGCACAACTGGTGGCACTCGCATTGGAAGGCATCGCTGGAGGACAAGACAAGGTTCAAGGTCAACATCTTCATTCCGTGGTACGTGGAGCCTCGATACTCCATCCCCCCTCCAGTGAACTGGTCCCCCAGCACGAGCAGTCTTGCCCATGCGAAGCACTGTGAAGAGACTTCCCCGTCCTATCTTGGAAAGGAGTACTCGCTCACCAAGGATCAGCTCTACTGGTACGAGGTGACACGCGAGTCTTACGAGGCAGAGGACGACCTGAAGACCTTCATCGAGGAGTTCGGCTCGGTGACCGACGACGAGTGCTTCCAGCACTCTGGGCGCTCGGTCTTCAAGGCTTCAGTCCAGCAAAGGATTCGGGATCAGGCTCGTCCGCTCCTCGGTCAGCTCGAGATCGTACCCATGCGGGAGGTGACGCGCAGTGGCTAGAATCTTCAGCCCTGTCGAGTTCGCCTCGGTACTCATCGCCTACTGCGCTGCCACCCGCGGGTCGGTCAGCTCTTGGGGACGGACGGCCAAGCACAATGCCGACGTGGGTGGTGCCTCGAACTCTTTTCATCTCGTCTGGCTTGGGGCCGATGTCGTCTATGATGAACCTGTCCCGCTGGGACGCGCCAAGAGCTTCGCGCGCCGCCTCGGATTACGCCTCGTCCGTGAGGACGACCACGACCATCTTCAAGTGGAGGTGTCTCAATGAAGAAGACTGCTCTTGCCCTGCTACTCCCGCTGCTCGTCATCCTGCCGAGCTGTGGAGGAATCCCGGGCCTTCCCGACGGTGATGGGGATGGAATCCCCGACATCATCGACCCGTGTCCGGACAACCCCGATCCGGCTTGTATGCCGGACCCTGGGGGAAGTGGACCCTACAACTGTGAGAACCCCCCGGCGCTCGCGGGCCTCGTCCTGGTCAAGAATCCCATTCCTGACCGCTACATCGTGGTTCTCAAGCCTGCCTCGGCGGCCGTCTTGCAGAGCCCGTCGTCCAGCTTCAAAGGGCTGACGAGCGTTCAGACGCTCGGCCTCGTTGGGGGCTTCTCCGCCAAGATGGACGTGCGTAACCTCCTTGCCACGCTTGCCGATCCGCGCGTCAAGTACGTCCAGCAGGAGGGAAGAGTCGAGACCTTCGATGTGAAGAGCTGGGGCCTCGACCGGATCGATCAGAGAACGCTTCCCCTGGACGGTGTCTTCGACCCCGGGACCGGGGGAGAAGGGGTCCACGTTTACATCAATGACACAGGAGTCGCGCCGCACCCCGAGTTTGGAGATCGGCTGTCCGAGGATTGCTTCTCCACGATTATCTTCGCTGGGTGCTCCGACGATCCGCAGGGCACGGGTCATGGGAAACATGTCGCCGGTACTGCTGCTGGGTCGAGCTTCGGAGTCTGTCGCGACTGCACCATCCACTCTGTCCGCTTCCTCGACAAGAACGGGTCTGGGAGCGACACCGATGCGATCCGCTCTCTCGAGTGGATTGCGGCCCACGATCCAGGTCCGGCTGCCCTCGGGAAGGTCGTGAACGCGAGCTGGGGTGGCGGCGCCTCTCCGGTCCTCGACGACGCGGTCTGTAAAGTGATCGCCTCCGGGGCCACGTTCGTCGCTGCGGCAGGGAACTCCAACGCGGACGCGGCGGGATCCAGTCCCGCTCGCGTGGTGCAAGCCATCACCATCGGTGCTTCAGACGACAAGGATCGAGAAGCATCCTTCTCGAACCACGGCGAGGTTGTCGATCTCTACGCTCCGGGTGTGGGAATCAGATCAATAGGAGGGAGCAAGAACGGGACGAGTATGTCAGCGCCCCACGCTACAGGCATTGCTGCTCTCACCCTCGCGCGCGCCCCGAACTCTACTCCAGCCGAGGTTGCTGAGAAGATCATCACCCGCTCCACGAAGGACGTCCTCAGTGGGCTTGGTCCTGGCAGCCCGAACCGGTTGGCGTATGCAAGGGAGGAGGCTACCCCTTGAAGCTCTTCACTACCGTCCTCGCCCTGCTCCTCCTCTGCCCACTCGCCACGGCACAGGAGACGCTCCTCACTCTTCTCCGCTCCGACGCTGTCCCACAAGTCACACCTGATCTCCTCTGGCGTGGCGGCACCCAGCTCGAAATCTCCTGGTCCGACATGCCGGTCACCGTTCAGGGGGGGTCGGAGGACTTCGTCTTCACGCGGAGGAGCATCGTCGCTCTTCCCGGGCCTCTCTCCGTGGACCGTGTCGATTCCTTCGCGGCGTATGATCGAGGGGACACGCTGGAGTCGGTCGTGGCCGTCTACGATCAGCAGGGTCGAGTCCTTCACCGCCGGTCTCCTCACAAGGAGCTGGGTCTTGCTGGTCTCTATCGGCCCTTCCAGCAGCAGTGGTATCGGGGTCCCCCGGTCACGCAGCTCACGGTGGATCTTGCCTGTCGGGTTACGGCGTCCAACGCGGTTTCCGGGTCCCTCTCCGCGCGCTGCCACTTCCTCGTGACCGTCCTCTTCACGAGGGACGCTCCGGATCCAGACCCTGCTCCGACGCCTACGCCCACTCCTGCACCGGCCTGTGAGGTCCCGCATTCCGAGGACCCGGGCTGGGTGTTCGTCGACAACTCCACGGCTCACCCCCAGGACCCTGGGAGCAGGAACTTCAGGACGCGCCACCAGCTCGAAGCAGCGAAGGGCGCCGTCGGGGACCGGACAGGTCAGCCTTGGTTGGAGACGCTCGCTCTCTTGGCCGAGGCTGTCAACGCTGCTGGTGGATGCGCCGCGGGACCTTGGGACGACGAGGTCGTCATCAAGGCGGACGACGGGCTCTATGAGGGCTACCATGCTGTCTCTTCAAGAGACGGGGGGTACACAGGCCGGCCTGAGAGGAGCGTGTGGTCTTATGACACCCCGGTGCCTCCCCCTGGGGACTGTGGGCTTCCTCTTCCCCCGGCGCTCCATCACTTCAACCTGAAGTGCGGGACGCCCTGGTGCGACTCCACCCCGATCGTCGGTCCTGACGTGGCCTACTGCGCCGCCGTGGGCTTCACCGATGGCCGCTCGTTCTGTGCTGTCCGTCCCGACTGCTCCGGCCCTGGCTGCGAGTTCAAGGATCGTGTGGCGTGCGAGCGCTTGGTGGTCGGGGGGGATCCCCTCTGGCGGACCGACGGGCGGCTCGTCATCAAGGGAGACAACCCCTCCCGTGCGCGGTGCTGCCTCCCGAGCAGCGCAGGGGCGAAGTGTCGGGACGCACCATCCTGCTCCTATATCGACGTCTGCACGACCGCAGGATTCCAGTGTGCGAGGGTCCCGAGGCCATGAACATGGCAGCCGGCTACGACCCTTTCTGGGGCACCCTCTGGCTCATCGTGGGCCTCGTCGTCGCTGGTCTGGAGATCCTCGCCATCATCTTGAAGCAGACGACCCTCTCCCAGACGATCTGGACGTTCTACGACAACACATGGAAGCGCATCGTGGGGATCCTTTTCTTCGTGGTCCTCCTCTTGCACTTCTTCGTCCCGCCGTTCCTACCCGGGTGGATAGTGCTCGTCACGGCGATCCTCTTCGGGTGGGTGTTCATCTCCGGTTGGCTCGCTCAGCGCAAGGAGGCATCCATGTCGCCCAAGCCACAGACGTACTCGGTCAAGAAGGGCGCTGCCAAAGCGGCGCAGGGAACAGGGGAAGCAGCCCTCGGCATTGCCGTCGCCGTGGGGATCACGGCTCTTGTAGCCGGCGTCGACTTCGTCCTGCCGCTCATCGACGAGGCCCATGAGCTTCAGAGTCTCGGTCTCCCTGTCATCGTCGCCGCGGCAGGGGTCTTCCTCGTCCGCTTCCTGACGAATCTCTGGAAGGTGAAGCGGTTGGAGCTGCTCGGCAAGAAGGGATGATCTCTTGCGTGGTGAGGGCAAGTGCCACGTCTGCCGCGAGTCGCGGCCGGTCCAGTACTGCTCCTTCTGTGGGCACTGGTTCTGTACCGGCTGTGAGGGCCGGTACGCTGTCCGCGCCTCCGAGGCGGCCATGGAGATGTTCTTCGGGAGCCGTCCCGACTGCTGTGGGCCTCCCGTCTCGCAGAGGATAGGGAATGCCTGAGCTACCTCAGCAGCATCTCGTCTCTCAGCCTGAGCCCATCTCCATCCCGCCTGGGTACGGCTTCAACGTCATCCCACGTGAGCGCTGGAACGCTTCCACCGAGGCCGACCACCCCGACTATCTCGAGAGCCTCATGGATAAGCTCCTCGTCTGGGAGGTTCAGAAGCGTGGCTGCTCCTACATCGTCTCGGTGGATGTCTCCTCGGGAATGGGGCTCGACCGCTCCGTGATCGACGTCCTACGGATCGGAACCCTCACCGAGCCTGAGGAGCAGGTCGCCCAGTTCGTCTCGGACTCGGTGGACCCGATCGAGCTGGCCTACTACGTGGACCCTGTTGCACGCTTCTACCACGACGACGACGACCTTGGAGCCCTCGTGGCCGTCGAGTGCAACGGGCAGGGACTCGCCACCCAGTCCGAGCTTCAGCATCACTGCGGCTACGACAACCTCTACATCTGGCAGCACGAGGACGCCAGGGACCCGCGCGCTCGCTATACGAAGGCTTACGGGTGGTACACCACCACGAGGACCCGCGCCCGGATGCTCGCTCGGTACTACCGTTCCGTGACCGCTGAGGACCCGCGCACCGGTCTTCCAGACTACCGGATCAACTCCCCACTCACCATGGAAGAGATGCGCGACTTCATCTCGGTCGGAGCCGCTTGGGAGGCCGAGGCGGCCGCAGGGGCACACGACGACTGTCTCATGGCGGGAGCCATCTCCGTCGAGGTCGCGACCCAGACGCGCCTCTTGGGGTCCGAGCCTCTCTCGGAGCGGCGCCGCCGGCTGGCTGAGGAAGAGCTGAGGAAGAAGGCGCTCCTCTCCAAGACCGGGGTCCGGTTGGACTTCCAGAACTCTGACGCGGGAGCGCATGAGGTCTCGGGAAAGCAAGATCCCTACTCGGTGCAGGAGGGGTGGTACTAATGGGCAAGAGGTCCCACGTTGGCGAGGTCGTGCTCCTCCGGATTCATGACGACCCGCTCCTCGAGCGTCCCCTCCTCGTCGTCTCGGACAAGGACGGCGTCTTGTCTGGCGAGCTTTTCCTCGACTGGGAGGAGGACTGTCAGGCCGAGTGGATTCAGAAGAATATGTTCTACCGTCCTTCCAAAGAGCTGCGGATGATGGTGGTCTACGGCATCTCCTCTGGAGGCGGTCTGGGACAGTGGAGGAAAAGGTGAAGAGGCTCAAGAGGAGGCGGGATCCTAACTTCTGGAAGAAATTGGGGATCCTCGCACACCAGGACTGTGCTCACCCAGTCACGTGGCGGATGGAGAGGCCGGATGGTCTTGTCTACTGTGGGACCTGCCACGCGAATCGTCTCATCGAGCTTCCACCGCTGAGGGTGCAGGCATGAAGGTCACTCTTCAGATCCCCGACGGCCTCTACGATGTCTACTTGTCCCACGCGGACGCCCTCATGGGGCGTGGGAGGCAAGCCTCCGTACAAGACCTGATCGTGTCCCAGCTCGATCGGTTCCAGAAGATCGCCCCGATGGACCGGATCGTGGTCGTGGATTCGGTGTCGCGGGAGGGCTTGGAAGTTCTCCTTCCTGGAGGCTTCCTTTCCAGTGGCGCCGACATCCTTGGACGCGTCCGAGAGCTTGCAGACCTCGAGATCGGTGGGATTCGGGTGGAGTTCACAACACGGCAGTGGGAGCAGATCAAGAACTATGCGACACGGAACAGGAAGACCGTGGAGGAGTCGGCTCGTGCTATCGTCCGAGGGATGGAGGAGCAGTTCTTTGACCTTGCAGGGTAGTCCCAGTGCTTGAACCAACACTCCTGATCGGCCACCGCTCCGTCATCCTTCTGGAACCCGGTCCCTATATGTGCCCCTTCTGTGGCGCGGACATCCAGATCGGAGACTTCCCGGCCTGTAGTGGGGACCCTTCCCGTCATGGCCCCCCACGAGCGCACCGCATCTTCCCCGCCTTCGAGCACGAGGGGCAGATGGTCAACTCGATTCAAGATGCGGGTAGGATCGAGCGCGCGTCCGAGGACAGGGCCAGGAACGAGGAGGGTCAGGCACCTATCCGCTTCCGCGCGTTCCATCAAGACCAGTCCAACTACGACGTGAACACGTTCGGCCGCTCACCCCAAGTCCCAACTCCCAAGCGGGGGAACATCCGAGGCGGATTCTCCCGGGAGGCCAGGGACAGGACTGTCCACCCAGTCGTCAAGCGTCTCAGAGGAGACTGACTGATGGTACCAAGTCACGTGCTTCGTGGTCGCTACTCAGCAGCGTTCGGTACGGACCAGGCGCTCTTGGCGCTGACAGTGCATGACTGGTATGGGCAGGGTCCACCCAAGTACAAGTCGGCGGTCACGTTCTTGGACCAGAACCAAGTGAGGGCGCTGGCGGCTGGACTAGCTGTGCTGGCTGAGGAGATGGACTGATGCCCAAGGATCCCCTTATCGACGGTCTCATGGGACGCGCTGTCGGATCCGGTGAAGAGGGCTTCTTCACTCCCAAGGATCGCCGCATTCTCGACTGGATCAAGGAGGCTGTTCGAGAGGGCGACCTCATCAACGAGGCCGACCCGGTCTACTCGAAGATGGACCAGAACCAGAACTACGTCTTGGGACAGCAGCTCTCGACGAGCCGTCCTCAGTACCTCCCGAACGTCGTCGTGAACCGGACGAAGAAGGCGATCCGCACCCACGTGGCTGCACTCACCGACATCCGGCCACTCTTCGGGTTCAAGACGAAGAACACGCGCTTCGACGCCCAAGCCCACCTCCTCAACAACCTGACCCTCGTCTGGTGGCTCAATTCCTTCGTGGACCTTCGGATCTCCGAGTGTGCCAAGTACGCTCTCACACTCGGGACCGGGGACATGGTCGTGGAGTTCGATCCCTTCTATAATGATGGGGACACGCGTCTTCTGGCTCGGGACCCTCGGGACACGCTCGCCATCCGTCCATCCAGGACGGACACGCTCCAGGACTGGCGGGGCGTGATCCTTCGAGAAGCGTACTCTCCTGGGGTCCTCCAGTCGTTCTACCCGGACATGGACTCCTCGGCTTTCACCCCTTCGGAGGCTTCACTGTGGTCGCGCGTCTTCACTCGGTTCAAGCGGACCACGAAGATGACGACTCCGGTCTCCACGCTCGACGGGCTCCGCTCGTCCAAGGGTCCAGGTTCCCTCTTCCCTGAGGTGGGCGTCGTGCGTGTCTGGCTCAGGGATGGGCAGCGGAACAAGAACACCAATGCGGTCATCATGGGGTTTCCTGGGACCGACTACGCCTACAAGGTCGAGCCGGGTGGGAAGCTCTACCCGCGTGGCCGGCTCATCGTGGCGACCGAGAAGGCGATCACCTTCGATGGTCCCAACCCCTTCTGGCACGGCATGTTCCCGATCATCCGGATGAAGCTCGACCCATGGCCGTGGAACTTCCTGGGTCTCCCTCTCACCAACGACACGAAGCCGATGCAGGACGGGATCAACGGGATCATCAACAACATCCTGACAGCGTTCTCTCAGGCAGTGAACCGGGGGCTCATCTTCGACGCCAAGGCCATCCCCGAGGGGGTCTACAAGCGGTTCGACTCGCGCGTCCCCAACTACAAGTTGAAGGTCAACCCGACGCTCGGTCAGGGCGTGAAGCTGGCTGACACCCCCGTCCTGCCACAGTGGGCCTTCGAGTTTACGAACCTCCTCCTCAACCAGTTCGACGACATGACCGAGATGGCCAATCTTCAGCAGCTCATGTCGCTCAGGCAGATGCCCTCGGCCGACACGATCGAGAAGTACTACCAAGCGCTCACCCCGGGTCTTCGGCTCGAAGGACGGCTCATGGAGGTCTTCCTCCGCGAGATGGCCGAGATGGTCAAGGTCAATATGTTCCAGTACTACACCCAGGAGAAGAGGATCCTCATCCTTGGGGACGCGGGGCAACAGCTCCAGGACTTCGACTTCGACCCTGGGAACCTCATCCCGTCCATGGCTGAGGGTGACGACGGCTACGTCCCCGAGCTGGACAAGAAGCGCTCTCGAGACGAGCGCGCCCAGCACTTCCACAAGCTCTTCGCCTTCTACATCAAGCCCAACTCGATGCTGTCCATGCACTCTCAGGAAGAGCAGATGAAGTACATGCAGCTCTCCCGCCAGGGCTACGTCGACTTCTGGACGCTCCTCGAGCGCCTGGAGGTCCCGAACGTCGGCCGCCCACCCGCGGTCCCGCTCCCGGACCCCGACTACAAGCCCGAGATGCAGAAAGATCCTCAGACTGGTCAGCCTCTCCCACCCGCCCCTCCCCCCATGATCGTCCGGGAGCCCATCACGATCACGGAGCGTCTCATCGCTCAGAAGCAGCTTGGGATCGGGCAGACCGTGAGCCCAAGTGGGAGGAAGGCCACGGGGCAGGAGCCTCCGAGCCTGGAACAGAAGAGTGATGGGAGGACCACAATCACTGAGTCCTAGGCGACGTGGCGCCAAGTCAGCCTGTGTATGACTGAGAAAACGGCGTATTTTGTCACCTTGAACCGGAACGCCAGCTTTGCCTGTGAAACGTGGTTGGCCTGTGCCCGAATGGTCCTGACCTTTCTCTCGTTCAGCTTGGCTTTGTGGTTCTGTTCTCCCCGGACGTAATTCTTACTGGTCCGACGCTCATAGTTCCAGCGATTCTTCCTGATCGCGTCTCGCACGTTGTCGAGGACTGTTCCAAGAAAAAGATGGTCTGGGCGGACGCAACGGGGCTGGTCACAGTGGTGAAGGACCCACAGGTCCTTCGGGATTGGCCCGACTAAGTGTTCATAAGCGAAGCGGTGTGCGAGGATCGTCTTGTCTACGAACCAGAAGCCGCCGTAGCCCCGCTTGCTTCCGTTCCGCCAGAGCCAGCAGCCGTCTCGTGCTTTGTGGACGCTGGCCCAGAACCGCGGCATGGGATCCTGTGGTGGCCGGGGCTTGCGTGGGTAAACGCCTGTCGGCATGACGGTATCTTAGTGGATTGAAGCCTGGTACGCAACCATTTATCCGCTTGACAGCCCTCCTAGAAAGATTTGTATCCTGCCTGCACGAGGACTTTGACTTTGCCTGCAACGTCCGAGAAGCAGCGCCGCCTCATGGGAGCCGATTTAGACAGGCTCCGATCTGGGAAGAGAACGCAGACCGGGATGTCCGAGAAGAAGCTCCGCGACTTCGCCAGGAAGCCTCTCAAGAAGAGTCAGACCTCCGGGGGGCGGTAGTGGCAGACGAGAAAAAGAAGAAGCAGGAGCCGAAGCCGTGGGAACGCGACGTGTTCGGCGTCGGAAAGGCCAAGCCCGCCCCCACCCCTACTCCCACCGTGAAGAAGGCCAAGCCGAAGAACGTCACCGACGAAGCATCTGAGATCCACGCGGACCTGACCAAGCGGAACAAGGAACTCAAGAAGCTCTACGGTGAAAAGGGCATGAAAAAGGACTCGAAGCGCAAGGACTCCAAGCGGAGGTAGCAATGGCGAAGAAGGGCATGAAGGGTGTGGGCTCGAACAAGAAAGGTGCCGTGGGTGGGGTGAAGAAGGGTCCCATCACCTCGACTCCCTTCAAGGACAACATCGTCCGTACCGGGGGTTCGAAGAGGTAGACCGTGGCTAGCAGCCTTCCCTTCCCGCCTCCCGGCGCCCTCGATCAGCCGCCTCCCTCCCCGGCCAACCCGGCTCCTCAGGCTGCGGGCGCCCCACAGGGGGGCTTTGGAGGCACGGGTGTCCCAGGCACTTCACCTCCCGGTCCCACCGACGCGCTGAAGCAGATCACCACGATGGGAATGGAGATCGACCGGGCACTGGTCGCCCTTGCCGAGATGGCCCCGGGGGAGATCCCCGAGTTTGGGCAGTCTCGGAAGCTCCTCCAGGCTGGCCTGGCCAAGCTCCTCGCCAGTGGCGGGGAAGAGATGATGTCTCCTGGAGGCACAGGGACACAGTTCCCCGGGGGCGGAATGGCCGCCGGGCTACCGTTCTAGAGGTAGAAGGAGAGAAGCATGCCACGAACGAAGAAGGAGGCTGGGGAGCAGTTCCTGAAGGACGTCTTGGCGCTCATCCCCGAAGACAAGCGTACCGTGGTCCAAGAAGCCCTCGGCGCGGAGGATCTCGTCGAGAAGATCGGGGATCCGATCGTCGGGTACGAGACGAAGTCCGAGGAGGCCATCGCCAAGGCCGTCCAGGATGGCGTGGCCGTCGGGAAGTACAAGCAGAACCTGGACACGTGGTACGGGAAGACGCTGCCACAGATCGAACGGGGTGAAGCAGCCCTCGTCGAGCTGGAGAAGCTGAAGGCTCAGCCACCCGACCCGAACGCCGACCCACCCGATCCGAGCGCTTCCCCGCCACCCCCGCCTGGACTCACCAAGGATGACGTCTCGAAGCAGGTCGGCGACATGCTCGCGGCCTCCGAGCGTGGTGCTGTCGGGGCGATCGCCTACTTCAACAAGCTGTCGATGGAGCACTTCCAGCAGTTCGGTGAGACGCTCGACGTGGCAGTCCTCCTTCAGGAGGCTGAGGCCGCGGGCCAGCGGGTTCCCGCGTTCTACGCCCAGAAGTTCGCTCAGAAGTTCGCTGACCTACACACCAAGGCCGAGAAGGAGAAGGAAGACGTGGTCCGAAAGGACGAGAGGGAGAAAGTCACGAAGGAGCTGCAAAAGAGTACAGGTCACGGTGCCTACCCGTTGCCAGGCACCTTGTCCGAGGAACCGACGACTCTCGGCGGTTTGAAGGGGAACGGGAAGGACGCGCCAGACCCTGGTTTCGGGGTCCAGGCTGCCGTCAACGAGTTCTACGCCAAGGGGCAGAACTTCGGTACGTAGCCCCTTCCTTTTGAACTAAGGAGGCCAGCGTTGGCCGATCCCAATCTCGACGAGATCAACACGCTCACCACGAAGAAGATCATGCCGGGTCTCGTCGACAACTTCTTCAAGAACTCCCCCATCCTGGCGTTTCTGAAGAGGAACCGCTACAAGGTCTGGACCGGTGGTCCACAGATCCAGGAGAACTTCCTCTTCAAGCCCATGAAGGGCGGCTTCTACCGCAAGGGTGCCACCTTCGACATCACGAAGCACCAGACGATGGCTGGCCTCCTCTTCGATCCCCGCTTCGCCGAGGTGAACGTCACAGAGTACACCGAGGACGTCGAGGTGATCGTCAGGGGTCCGGAAGCTGTCCTCTCACTGGTGAACGCTCATCTCGGAGACGCGGCACTCACCCTCTCCGCCATTCTCGCGATCGCTCTCTACCATCACGGACAGAACCTCGCGGGCGCAGACCGCTCAGCCGCTCTCAACGGGCTGGAGGAAGCGCTCACCGACGGGACGAACACGACGTGGAATGGCAACACCTTCACGTCCTACGGACAGCAGGCCCGGGTCGACGTCTCCCCGGCGCTCAACTCTCCGACCGGCCTCATCTCGGATCCCAACGTGAACGGCGCGATCAACTACAGGACGCTGGAGCACTCCTACCAGTCCTGCGTCATCGGTGACGAGCACCCGGTCATCGGCTGCACCACGAACCGCTGCATGGGCTTCATCAACGAGAACTTCCAGCCGCAACAGCGGATCGACACCCTGGAGCCGACGATCGGATACCCGGGCCTGAAGTTCAAGCAGGCCACCATCATCGAGGACCAGTACGCCCCTGGCCAGGACGGGGTGAACGACCCCGACATCGGGAACTACAACGCCGCGGCCGAGACCTTCTGGTGGCTCAACCCGGGCAAGGAGGGTGACAACGCCTTCCTGAACCTCTACTTCTCGTCCTCGCCGAAGTACCAGTTCGGCTGGACGGGGTTCAAGGTCGCCCAGGACTCCACCGTCGTCGCCGGTCAGATCCTCTTCGGAGGCAACTTCACGGCGCGCGCCATGCGTCTCATGCGCGCTCTCTACGGCATCACCCGCTAGGCGGAGAAAGGAAAGGAGCAAGAGATGCCCAACAACATCCGCCAGCAGGGGGCTTGGACAGGAACGGGAGACCCCGAGACGTACTCCTCGCCGTCGCTCTACGCGGACGGTCTCCTTGGCAGCCGTGTCACGGTCAAGCAGACCACCGCGGGGGTTCCGTCCGATGAGGAAGGGCGGGCCAAGACCTACCAGCTCGTCCGATCCGACTCCAGCATGACGGTCGCTCCCTTCAAGGGCGCCGTCGCCTGGTGGTCCAATCGGGCGATCTACCTCGTCACGACCGCTGCGATCAACAGGAACTCCGTCGCCGGAGTCTTCCAGAACGACGAGGCTGTTGCCCCGATCACCGCTGGACACTTCTGCTTCGTGCAGGTCGAGGGTCCGGGCTCCACGAAGTTCACCAATGCGTCGGCGGCCGGCGCCGCGGGTACGGTTGGCCTCCAAGTCATCGCGTCCGCGACCGCAGGCAAGGCGCAGACAGAGGCCGCGGGGACCGCACCGACCTACGCCCTCCTCGGTCTCACGACCGGTGCAGGAGACGCACCGAACGCTCTCGCCGTCGTCGAGCTGAACATCCCGCAGCAGCCGTAGGAAAGGGGGCAATGAGAAGTTGGCAACCATTGATCTGACTGTCGCACGCTCCCGGGACGTGGCTGGGGTCCGACGCCGCATCGTCGGGCAGTACACCGGCCCCGCCTCCTACGTAGCGGGAGGGGACGCACTCCTTGCAACCGAGCTGGGGCTCGGGACGATCGAGTTCTTGAGCTTCGAGAATGCGGTCAACGCGACCCCAGTCAACCGGCTCCTCACCTACGACCACGCGAACGAGAAGGTGGTCTGGGTCATTCCCAACACGGGTGCCGAAGTCGCAGGGGCGGTCGATCTCTCAGGCTTCTCGGCCCGGTTCGAAGCGATCGGCCTGTAGGTCAGGGGAGGTGACGTAGAGAGGGAGGACCGTCTTGGCGGACACCTACGGCCGGGCGTGGAGAATGGTGCGGAATCACTGTCAGCTAGCAACTCCTTTCCTCGCCCAGTTCTGGACTGAGACGGCCTACCGTAAGTTCTGCGACCGCCGGAGCTGGTCCTTCCTTCGCGCCGAGGCCGAGTTCCTCATCAACGATGAGAAGACCGGAACCTGCGACCTGACCCGCGGGTCGGCGACTGTCTCAGGGGGCACCCTCGTCTATGCTGCCTCGGACGCGGATCGCCAGTTCCGCGCGGCCAGTGACGAGCCGGTCTACACGATCATCGCCGCTGATGGCGCGTCCTACACGCTGGACCGGGTCTGGGGAGGGTCCACGGGGGCACTGGTCGCGGCTCAGGTACTCGACGCCTACGTGACCCCTCCCGCGGACTTCCGCCGGTTCATCGCTGTCTTGGACACGACCAACAACTGGCAGTTGCACCTGTGGGTCACCGAGGAGGAGCTGAACACCTGGGACGCGCAGCGCTCGTCGACGGGGACGTCTTGGGCACTGGCCTCACGGCGTCTCGCCGACGCAGGCACCCTCGCTGGCCGGATCCAGTATGAGCTGTGGCCCTATCCGATCGCGCAGAACAACTACTGGTACTTCTACCAGAAGACCCCGGACGAGTCGATCGCTGACGACACGGCTCTCCTCGGGCCGCTCTCCACGAACGTGAATCTCCTCGTGACCCTCGCCTTGGCCGAGGCTGCCGAGTGGCCTGGGACGGAGGATCGGAGAAACCCCTACTTCAACCTTCAGCTTGCTCGAGCCAAGCGGGACATGGCTGAGCAGGAGGCGTCGCGGCTCGAGGTGCTGGACGAGGAAATCTACTCTACGTGGCTGGAGCACATCTCTTGGATCAACCGCTACCAGTTCGCTCCGGTAGACTCGCGCTACCTTCAGAGCCACGACGTGCCTTACAATTACGTGTCTGGGTGGTGAGCCATGGCTAAGGTGAAGGGTCCGTCCGCAGCGTCCGACGACATGAAGTGGCAGGCCGAGGACGACCTTCGTTCGTTGGAGCGGGCGGCCGAGGTCAAGGCTGACACCAAGCGGCTCCGCCGTGCGAGGAGGTTTCACACCAAAAGGAGCCAGAGTCTCAAGTCAATGCTCGCAAGGAGGTAGTTATGAAGATGCAAGGTCCGATCGAAACACCGTATGACGACTGCGTCATCAAGAAGCCGGATCCCGGCTCGGCAGCCGGAGCGTCCTTTGGGAAGGCACTCTCGGACGGCTCGAAGCCGACCAAGGGGATCATGGAGGAGGTGCAGCTCTCCGACGTGGGTCCGAAGCCTGGGACGAAGCAGGGACAGATCCGGATCCCGGGCGGCGGCAGCTACTAGGGGGATTCTCCTATGGCTCACAAACTGTTCCCGGAGTCCGGCAGTCCCGTCACGATTCAGGCGACGCCCCAGCCGCTCCACACGCTGTTGGGCATTGACGATATATCCGTTGGCTCCCTCGGTATGCGTGCCGAGACCACGGCTGGAGGTCAGTCTGCGCGCGTCTACTGGGGCTACAGCAACGCCGTTACGGCCGCTGGTGCGGACGCGGCGGGCTACATCGACGCTGGCGAGGCGACGTCCATCCCCCCGCTAGCCGGCAGTGTCTACATCTCGCAGATTTTCCTCGTGGGAACTGCGGGAGACGAGGTCTACGTCTCTGGCGTCATCTGGTAGGAGGAACTTATGAGGCCCATCTGGCCGCTCGTACTTTTCCTGTCTCTTACGGTGTCGTCTTGGGCCCAGATCGTCACCGACCCGGGTGCTGGTGCTGGTGGCGGCGTCACCGACCACGGCGCCCTGACCGGACTCGCCGACAACGACCACGTTGGGTATCTCCAGACGAGCGGCAGCAACACAGTCGGTGCTGCTCAAGCACTTTGGGCAGCGGCGGATATGCTCTGTGCTGAAGGCGGGACTGCTGACGCCTTCGAGACCTGTATCGACTTCCAAGATCCTAGCGCGGACATAACGATCAACGTCCCACTCCTCAGTGGAGCGTTCTTTGTTACCACTCTTACCTCAAACCCGAACGCTGCCAACACGGTGTGGGGTATAGCGGGAGGATTCGCCTTCGAGGGATTTGCGGTCGATGGGTTTGAGACTACTCTCACAGTGACAAACCCGACGGCGGACAGAGCGATCATACTTGCCGATGTGGCCGGGACTGTCACTCTCAACGACAGTACGCCGATCGCTAACGATTTTGCCCGGTTCACTGGGACGGATGTTCTAGAAGGCCGCAGCGCTGTCGAGACGCTGAGCGACATCGCCGCGGAGAGCGCCACCTCCAACGACTTCGATCCTGATCGACTGCTCGGAGACGCCACGGACGACAACAAGGTCGACCAGGACATCCTTGAGGGCTTCGGGGCATCTGCTGACCCTAAGCTGATTCTGAGGGACTCCGACGCTGCAGACGGTGACGACAACTACGTTCTGGACATCGACGCCACCGACACGGGCTCGGGGACGGAAGACATCGACATCACCGAGACAGTACAGGTTGCTGGAGTGGCTACTAACGTCATGGTCGTGTCTGCTTCGGGTGGAACCATGACGTTAGGCTCTGCGGGCTTGGCTCCCGTACTTGCAGATGGAGCCATTGCTACAACGCAGACCGCAGCCGACAACTCCACCAAGGTAGCAACGACTGCTTATGCCGATGCGGCTGGTGGCAGTGGCTTCGATCCAGAGACTTCAGTTCGGATGTACACAGACTTCACCTTCTGTCACGGCTCAGGCGCTACGGCAGATTCCTTTGACTTCAGTGATAGGGGCAACGGCGCTGGAAATACCATCACCCTCTCCCCCGGGGACGTGACGAATGCCCATCCGGGCGTCTGCGCCGCGGAAATGGGAACCACGGCGACGGGATACGCCACAATCGTCAGCCGGGGAATCATGGTCGGCGCCGGAGCCACGACCATCAAGGGGGTGTTCAAGACCGAAGCGAATCTCTCTGATGGGACGGATGGCTACCAGCTCGTCGCTGGAATCATGGACGACGCGGCCGTGGCCAACAGCGACGGATGCTGGCTTCGCTACGAGGACAGCGTCAACACGGGCAAGTTCGAGTACGTGTGCGCCAACACTTCGACGGAGACAACGTCTGACAGTGCCGTCACGGTCGTCGCGAGCACTTGGTACAAGTGGGAGATTACATTTAACTCGGGCAACACGTCAGTCAATTTCCTGATTGACAACGCCAACTCTGCGGACATCACAACGAATCTCCCCGCCACAACCAACGAGATGCAACTCGTCATGGGCGGCTATAAGACGAGCGGAACCACGAACCGAGAGGTTGGCCTCGACATGATGTACTACCAGAAGGACGTGACCAGATGAGACTGGTTTGGTTCTGCTTGCTTCTGGTTCTTCTGGTTCCAACGTTTGCTAACGCGACGACCTACTACATCCGCGACGATGGTGGGACCCCGACGCGATGCACTGGCACCACGGACGCCGCGGACCCTGGGAGCGGGTCGGATCAGCCCTGCGCGTCCAAGCCAACGCGGCACAGTTTCCTCAGAGAATTTCCGGTAGCGACATCGTCGTTGTAAAGCATGGAGATAATCCTGTCGGTCATGTGGTCGGTGTGTTTGAGACGAACAACTGCGATCCCACACACACTCGGGATTGCTGGACGGCCAGCCTTCCCAGCGGAACGTCAGAGAATCCGACTCGCATCGTCGGCGACGGCTGGGACGCGGGCTGTTCGAGCAAACCGGAACTGTATGGGGTGTTTGGAACTGACTACATCATCCGCAGCGATGGGGCAGATTACATCGACATTCAGTGCTTGGAGATAACCGATCACGCCTCATGTATAGATCACGGAGGTCATGCTACCGCCCAGTGTGACGATTCATACGGCGCAGCTGTTCCATTCGCGTGGGCCGGGGTCCGCCTCTTCAACACGACGGGCTCGTCCATGACTAATGTCAACGTCCATGGGATCGCCAACAACGGAATCTTAATCAGCGACCTCTACGGCTTCACGGCGACCGACGTGACAAGCAGCGGAAATGGGCTCTCAGGGATCAGTACGGATCTGGAAGGTGACGATGACAGCACGGGAACCATTAGCTTCACGAATCTGACGATTGAGTGGAATGGCTGTATTGAAACCTACCCTGGCCTTCTGCCTGCGGAGTGCTCTCCTATCTATGGTGACGGGTTTGGTGCGGGGAGGACAAATAGCGGTAACTGGGTCTTTACGAATGCAACCTTCCGCTACAACACCTCGGACGGCTTGGATGTCATCTATTTTCTTGATCCCGCCACGGTCACCATCGAAGGCGGACTGTTTGAGGGCAACTCAGGGAATCAGATTAAGACCGGAGGTGCCACGCAGATCATCCGCAACGCCGTGGTTGTCGGGAACTGCAATTACTTCAACACGGGTGAGCCAGGCAATCAGTACATAGCTGCTGCTGAATGGGCCGGAGGTGACTTTTGCCGAGCGGCTGGAGATGCCATCGTTCCCGTCATGTCTCGTGTCGAAGACAGTGGCGGACACGACGTGTACATGGCGAACGTCTCTATCAGCAATGTGGGCAATTACGGAGTGTGGTTTGGGGAGTCCTCGGGGACTTGTGATAACAGCGAAACGGCTATCCTCCGCAACATCATCATCCGAAGCGACGGCGTAGGGACTTCAACCATCGGGACCAACTGCGGAGACCTCGGAACTGATTGGGATCTAGACTACTTTGTCGTGTATGACTCGTCGGAGAATTGTACCAGTCTAGGCATTTCGACTTGCTTTGATGGTGACCCGCTATTCTCCACGTTCGATCTAGCAAACGGGGTCTTCGACTTTTTGATTCAGTCGGGGTCTCCAGCCAGAGACACCGGCTTGGCAGCAGGGCAGGCTGTCGGCACCACCACGGTCCCCTCCGACGACTATCGGGGTCTGACCCGGGACGCGGACGTGGACATTGGAGCCTACGAGTACGGGGCCAGCTCGCCCACCCCACAGGCTGCTTTCAGCGGCATTGGCGGCAGCGGCTGGACGGTTCAATGAGGAGGAAGCACATGAGACGACTGCTGTTTGTTCTGTTGGGGGCGACGCTCGCGGCGGGCTGGCCGTTGTGACAGAGCTAGGAGCTAGAATGCATGACTGCTGGAAACGGCTACCGCCACCGCTAGATCATCGCTCTGGAGAGTCCGGTGACTATCGTCAGCGGCGAGTTAACGGCAGGCTGAGCCCACTCGCGAAGGCTTGTCTCAGCGCTGGCACTGGGCTCTTTCTCCTCTTCATCGCAGGACTCTCTGGGTACGCCTTCACGCAGGTGAGTGGAGATGCCACGTTCGCGAAAGACGGCGTGATCCGCCACGAGGTGAGAATCGGCCATGTCGAGGAGACGCAGAAGAAGCTCCTGACAGGGCAGAGGGACATCATCAAGCTCCTCTTCATCCAGCCGGCGGACCGGAAGCGGAGTGACATCGACAGTCAGGACTGAAGGCTAAAAATGCAGCGCTTCAACAACTACTCCCGCCTCCTCGCGACCGGGGCTCCTGCTCCGAACGCGACCGTCACCGTCTACGACGCGGGGACCCTCGACCTCGCGACCATCTTCTCCGACAACGGGGTCACCCCGCTCGCCAACCCCTTCACGACCGATGGGGACGGGTTCTTCTTCTTCTACGCCGCGGCTGGAGAGTACGACGTCCGGCTCTCTGACGGCGGGATCGTAGCTCCCTACACTTGGGGTGATGTACACCTCAATGGTTTCACGGGCATCGATGTAGGCGGGGAATCGATAATCTCTGGGGACGAGATTATCTTCGAGACGGGGACGGCTGGTACCAACTTCGCCATTTCCGGCGCTGGGACGACGATCACCTTCGACCTCCCCGACGCTGGCGCTGCCGCCCGAGGAGTGGTCACGACGGGGGCTCAGACCTTCGCTGGAGTGAAGACCTTCTCGACCCCGATCGCTGTTGGATCTGGCGGAACTGGTCTCGCCGCGGCACCAGCGAACGGCGAGCTTCTCATCGGTTCTGGTGGCACTGCGTTCGCCCTTGCGACGCTCACTGGGACCGCTAATCAAGTCGTCGTCGCGAACGGGGCGGGCACGATCACACTCTCCACCCCGCAGGACATCGCTGCCGCCTCCTCTCCCACCTTCGCCGGGGCGACGCTCACTGGGATGACCCAGAACGCCACCGCTGTCTTTGGCGCGAGTGGTGTCTTCACCTCAGTGGGTCCCGGTACGAACGGGCAGGTTCTCCTCGGGTCGACTGGGAATCCCCCGGTCTGGGCCTCGCTTACTGCTGGGACCGGGATCACGCTTACCCCAGGGGCGGGGACGCTGGAGATCGGCACCGCAGGGGCGGGGATCACGTCGCTTGGCGGTCTTACCGGCGCGACTCAGACCTTCGCAGTCGGCACGTCCGGGGCGGACTTCAACATCGTCTCCGCAGGAACGACGCACACCTTCAACATCCCCGACGCCTCAGCTACGGCTCGTGGTCTCGTCACGACTGGAGTCCAGACCTTCGCTGGAGCCAAGACCTTCAGCACAGCCCCCGTATTCAACCCGGGTACTGGCACCGGCACCGCCCGTGTCCGCGGTCGTATCTACACCGACTACACCGCGCGGGAGAACACAGGGACCGCCGAGACGGATCTCGGGTCCTTCACGCTCCCTGCGGACACCCTCGACACGGACGGGGATGTCCTCCACATCAGGGTCTTCGGGCACCTCGCTGCGAATGGGAACACGAAGAT